GGTATCGACCCGGATTTCACACCAGGGACGTTCGAATCATTCTCCGATGACATCAAACAGTATCTGCAACGTCGTCACCCTCTCCAGTTAGCCGTGATTCGGCCCTTGACTACGGAGTCGGACTGATGACGATCGTTTGTTGGGATGGNGTGTCGTTAGCGGCAGATCGTCAACGCACCAAACGCGATGCTGCTGGGGAGCGTCGGGTGATAAGTCTGGAAGCCACCAAAATCCTTCACCTCAAAGGTTCGAAGGCTCNGTTCGCTAGCGAACCGATCTATGCGCTAGGACGCGCAGGGAACGTTGGGGTGACGAAGCGGTTGATAGAGGCAGTGTCCCACGGTAAGGACCTCGCAAAGCCCTCAGACGCTCTTCAGAAGCGTCTGAGGGACTATGTCGGATCTAAAGAGTCCCGTGGATCGTTACTCTTACTCTCAGAAACACATACTTTCGTTGTCCGTTTCAGTACCGCTCGTGGAATCCACCACCGCGTTTTCGACCGCCGTACACCAGTAGCGATTGGTCAAGGTAGTCTCACCGCCACTTGGATGTTAGTCGCTTTGAGGTTACCCGCGGAGTTGGCTGTCTACGGTATGCACCTCTACACTCCTGCAGTAGGAGGTGGGGTGTTGGTGGCTAAAGGAACTAAACTACGTTCGGTAGACTGGGATCAACCTTTCTCTTTCACGACCATAAGTCCTCAGGCGATTGCTGCCAAAGCTTTCCGACTCAATGTCTTTCAACACTTGGAGCAATGTCNTGAGTGATNGATCCCTTCCTAATCCCTGGTTTGACATCACCCAGTACAGTCCCGAGGAACTCTCCGCTATTCTGCAAGCGGCAGGGTCATTTATTCNCCATTACCAGGCCGGAGAGGCAAAAGGTGGCTCGGTGTCCTGGGAAGACCTCGACGGCGTCTATCAGTACCTCGTGGAAAAAGTCCCTCGACTGAAAGAAGCAATGCCGCCGTTCTGACAGCATAAAACCCCTCCCCTTTGACAGGGAGGGGTGGGGTCCCAAGGGGTAGCTATCCTTGGATCGGGTCAGACAGCGGTAAGAAGAGAGAAGAGAGATTTCACCGCTGTCTATCCAGATAGCCTGCAAGACTACTGTCTTGCTCAAANGATAACGCTCTGACGAAAACGGAACAACATAAACCAGAGGGTACCCTTGCGGGTACCCTCTGGAAACGTATGTCGTTTTTTCTTTTGCCTTACGGCATGGTNTTGCCTGAGGTAGCGACCTTCCGTAGCTGTTCAGTATATCCGTTCATCGAATCCCGCACGTACGGGTCGATCTCCGAGGTGAAGGCATTCTGGAGATTGGGGTTCATGCCATTCAAAGACATGGCCGTCAGGCGGCTCTGTGCGAAGGCTGTTACGCGAAGGCCGACCTGCGTCAGGGCGGTGAACTCCACGCTGTAGTCCTGNGACTCGCCACCTTGAGTCAGGTCACGACGACCTGTGTTCTCAGCTACCTGGTTGTTCGGACGCATGTTCGTGCACAGCCAAGCCTTACCGTTGGTCACCTTGGTGAACGTCGGGTCAGGCTCAAAGAACAACATCGTGGCNCCCGTGTAATCAGGGAGNAGATCCGACGGGCGACGACCCGTGGCGATAATACCCGGGGCCTTGCTGNTCGGATCCATCATCAACATCTGCACCCAGCCGTCCAGGAACGCACGGACCGGAGCACCATACTTCTCGGTCCACACAAAAGTGGGAGTCGAGCGAGCACGGGTGACGTTGGAGATATCCTGCTGCATCTCGCCAGCACCGCCGACGGGGTTCTCAACGTGTTCCACCGTCAGCGTGGACTGCAGGCCTTCAATGGACTTGATGTGCAGTTCGACCAGGCTCTTCAGAGTCTGTTCCCAGACTTCCGGATTCGCCAGGTCCCGGAAACCGCGNGGTGCGCGGACCAGCTGACAGATGATGTTACGCCGCACGTAGGCGGAGTTGGCTTCGATGCCAGAAAAGTCCGTGACCGGACCATTCTGGCCGCCGATCTGGAGATTCACCATCGGTGCTTCGGAGTACTGGCCGTAAGCCTGACCTCCAAGGATGGTGTTCTGCAAACGCGTGTTACTCATGGTTTAGTTCCTCGAGAAACGTGGAGTGGGTAATGGGCCAGAGAAGCGGCTTACGCCGTCAACTCCAGATCGCTCGAGCGATGGGCCACGACGGTATACGTTCCAACCGTCCGCATGGACTCGCCATACATGTGGATGTCCGTCCGCCAGCTATATCCACGCTGCTCGTCGGCCGCCGTGAAATATGTATCCGGCTGCACCGTCACGCGGCCGTCATACCGACCTTCCACCCGATCGGAGATCAGCTGGTTGGACCGCATGATGAACTGCGCTTTCGTCATCTTACCGCTGATGCCCACGAGATCGCGGTAGACGCGCTGCGCCACCTTCTCGAGGTCCACGGCAATGGCCATGTTGAAGAAGCTGTTGAGTACCGAGGTGTCGTCGTCGTAGACCGTCTGGATCGCCGGCCAGAACACCGAACGCATATCGTAGTTCTGCGCCCACACCAAACCGTTTTTCCAGTCGTTGATACGCGCTGAGACACTCTTCAGCGTGATGTTCGAGTTCTTGAACAGCGTGAGCTGGTTATTCGATGGCATGTCAAACGCCGCAGCGGCGTTCCAAATACCCGTACCCGCACCCATGTAATCCGCTGCCTTGGAAGCGAATTCCAGAGTGAACGGCAGGTGCTTGTAGNTACCTACACCCTTGTACTTGCTGTTCAAGAGTTCACCGGCGTGACCGATCACCAGCGCACGACAAACCATCGTGCCGTTGATCTCGGACTCCGGATACAGGCGTGCGGCATTCTTCAGAGAGATCGCGATTGAGCTCTCCTGACTACCGGAGTTCAGCGGCTGCGAAGCGTCCTGGGTCGAGAGAATCACCGCGACGTCTTTACGGAAGCCCAACGGAGAGAGCAGTGCCAGCTTGGTGTCCAGCGAGAAGCCCGAGTCGTAGTAGAACGAGAACGGATACTTGGCATCGTCCACCAGGTCAAACGNGGAGGTGTCGTAGTTCGACATCACATTCGCCACCAGGGTGTCGAATGTCTCGAAGTTCATGGTGCCATCTGAACCACCCGTAGCCCACACAGCCGTGGAGTCGGAGAAACGAATACCGCCGTTAGCCGGACCTTCCAGCTCAAAGCTGTAGTAAGGCACGCCAAACTCATCAGTACCGTTCACCAGATTCACGACATGGAGCCACTCCGACGTAGCGTCCATCGTGGCTTCATGGAGCAAGCCCAGAGGAGCTTCCAGACCACCCACCAACGTCAGAATCGTTTCCAGATTGTCCTGGTAGACCTTGACGCGGCCAAACGGCCCGTAAACCGGTGTTACACCCTGACTGTCAGTGTCCTGGTACGATGCAAGGAACTGATCGTCCAGCGCGATCTCGGTATCGGTGACCGGATCGACCGCGCCGGTCTTAAAGGTGAAATCAATCGACTGATCTCCGGACAGCGTCTCGGTAACGTTCACGGTGGACGAAGCATCCGTACGGCTGACNAGTGCCAAACGATAAATGTAAGACTTCACCGCTGAAATTAAATCCGTGTTCACGGGGGCGGAAGACAGCGACGTGGGTGCCGTCAGACGCACACCCAGGTTGTTACCATAAGCGCCGAAGAAATTGGCTTCAAATTCAAGAATCGGATAGCTGGTTGACTGCGCTTCGGACGCACTGGTGAGTGAACCGGCCTTGGAGGCCACTTCACCGAACGGATCACCTGCACCGGCACCCAGGTCGTTCAGTACCCACTTGGCACGAGTACCAGCGATCTTGGCGTTGGCGCCAACCACTGCAATCTTGTTGCCGTCCTGGTCCAGCTGATAACTGCCGTCCGGGTTACGCTGATACTGCTGAATCTGGTCTTCCACGATATCTAGCGACAACAGAATACGTGACTTCGGACCGGCGTCGAGAGGCAGGACACGCTGCACGAAACAGGCGTTACCCTTACCGTTGACAATGCTGGTCAATTCGCTTTGGTGATTATAGTAGCCATAACGTGGATTCAGCGTCTTGGCACCATAAAGGGTCTGGAACCCGCCGCCGACAGCAAGCGTCGGCTCGAGTGGACCCTTCTCTGCAAAAAGGAAAACGTGGGGGAGGTGAGTGGGAACTTGCTCCGCCTCACGCACGGGCGCGCGACGGCTCACATCTTTGATACCCTGAAGAATCAGGTTTGGAGCAGCGCTAGTGATGTTGCTCATGGAAAAAGCTCCTTGAAACTGGGCCAGTTTTGGTTGTCTGCAACGACGACTTTCCGGAACGCGACTCCGGAAAATGACCGCCTTGCCGATGCAGACGGTGCAGTCTTATGCTATAGAAGCGGAGTGATGTCGCGCATCATGGTGTTCTACCTATGCGCCTGTCGCATCATAGTTATTACTCACGCGTCCCCTGTTGGAAAAAACACCACCTTTTACACCCCGTAGGAGTGCAAGATGTTTCTCACCCCATACCAGACAACGGCTTGTTCTCCTTACGATACGAAAAGTATCCGTGCCGCATTACAGCGCAGTTTTGTTCATGGCGACCTAAAACTCGCAAAGACCTTGAAGGATACCACGGTCAAAGGGGTCTATGTCCTCCCCCCATACGTTAAAGATATTTCTCCCTTCACGATGCCATTGGACGTAGAAACGCCGGAAGGTGTTTTGATNGCTTTGGATACGCGTGGAGTGACCAAGTCCGTGGGTGACGGCGAGCAATTTAAAATCGTGGCTCCTAGCGAATACGAAGGGGCGGTGCTACGCGGCGCTTTAACGCGGGCATGGATTGCAGGTGGCGCGAATGACATGCGGCGTTGGAACGATATCGCCGCGCGGGTATTCCTACGTCTTCTGACGGAGACACTGGTTCGCCGGTTAAATCTCTCCCCAGCCGAACAACAAGCGGTGTATGTCACCACGGGTTTGTTCTACTATTCCAATTTTGCCAACTACGACGATGTCACTAGCGGTGGTTTCTTGACCGGTAGTGAACGCGAGCTTGTGGTCGTAGGTACAGCACGGTTGACAAAAATCAGTCCTCAGACGGTCTCCGATCTCTTGGGTACCCAGGTACCGGTGATCAAGGGCCTAGACGGTTACTGCGACGCTTTGCGTCAGATCGTCAAGAGTCCGCGTTTGGAGAAGGTCGACGCTGCTTTTGTGATCACATTAATGGGTGGGTATTGGTACGGTGGTAACGCACGTCTTGTGATGGCGGTAGCACTGGAGTATCCNCCGGTTTGGTACGCATTGATGTATCAGGCACTGAACGATCGCAGTTATCACGGGTCACAACTGGCTAAAATGGCGAACGTTGAAGACCGTCAAAACGCGGGTGTAAAGTTCAGTCGAGACGTCCTCTCTTATTTGGAGCTGCTAGGTGATGAATGATTTCCTGGTAGACCACGCCATTCGAAACGTGTGGTGTAACCCCAAACAAGACTTACAGGTGATCTATAAGCCGCAGCGTATTTCACCACTGCGTGGGGTACGTACCAGCTTTAACCACCAATGGTCTACCATCCGGCTCCCGACGACGACGACGGACGTTTATCACATCTTCCAGATCGGTCAATACGCCCCTTATCTCTTGGGTTTGGGTGCTGGATTGGAGCAATGGACGGCANTCAACACATTGATGGAGTCGCAGAAACTCCTCGCTCAGCTCTATACCGCTGATGGTCGACAGTTCAGNCGGGGTGAGTCCTTTATCCTCGTCACGTCCAATAAAGACGTCTTGATCGCAATGCGAGAACAACGCCGTATTGCTGATCTGCGTAGTGTAGACATCTTCGTTCGTTTATATTCCAACGCGTACTTCAGTTCCGATCGCGCACAAAGTACGACCAACGGTATCCTCTGNCGAAGCACTAAAGTCACCAGTGCTGAACAAGCGCTCGATTTTCAACGGGACTTTTTAGACGCGCGAGACCACAAACCCGGAGCGACTTGGCTCTTTGTCAATGGTCTTCAAAAAGACGATTACCGTCCCTCCGATGTCGTTGTGGGCGATTACGTTGAGTACGTGAACGATAGTTCCGTCAAAGCCGTCAAGACGTTTGCGATTGCAAACCTGGACACCTTCGATTCCGTGCTGGATTTGAAACGAAAGTTTCTGCTCCATTATTCGGGCGATCAAGTGGATGGGATTGGAATTGATTACCGCGACGACATCGACGTCTACTTGACCAAGGTGAAATCGAACGGTCGTTTCAGTGGCGTGTATTATCACAAAAACAACACGGACGCGTTACGTCAAGTCACCCATCGTGACTACGCTGTGGTGGTGGACTACATCACCGCTTACCAGCAAGCCCAATCAGCGGCGGGATGGGGATCAATTCAGGACCTGACGTTAACACTTTATATCCGACGCTCGGGTTACCAACGACCGTTGGTGTTTGAGGACCATCGCATTCAGGAACTCTATAAGTTGTCTGAGACCGACCGTTATCGCGCTTTAGTGGGTTTAGATTCCACTGTCACGAGCTGGCGAGCGGAGGAGCTAGAGAATTCTGACTATGTCAAGGTGATGGACGCTCGACAGCGTTATATCACCAACGACTTAGTGAGGGATGCTTACGGTTACAACGCCATGGCCAAACTTATTGGGGACACTCCTCAGTATGTAGGAAACGACGCTGGGCGTCCCGTGGTGAAACTTCCCTACGGTCTTTGGTCGAACTCCACGGCTTTCGAATATGATGCTAATGGGGTGTTAATCAACAGTTACGTCCATACGGCTGGTGCTGAATACACCCCGTTCAACGCCAATGGCGTGTTGGTCGAGACTTTGGTGGGGCGAGGTGGTAAGAAACTGGATATGGTTTTCCAGAAGCAAGACACCCCTATCGACCCTGCCTTCAGTTATCGTTATTACGTGACGATGATCGACCACGGTGTTCCGTTACAAGACAAGTGGGTTGATGTCACCGGCGATGCCACGAAATACGAGATTGTGGATGGGAAAGTACATTGGCTGGTGGATTTCGCCAGTCACGTCGTGTGCGTAAAGTCCGATCAGTACTTCTTGAACTACTCGCTTTCACTCNCTCCGACGAACGGCCTTGTGCGTTTCTCTGTTAGCGCTACCACAACGTGGGTGGATCAGACTCAAGACAGCGTTCTGATAATCCCTCCAGGGAAACTCGATCTGTGGTTAAACAATCGAGCGTTGATTGAAAACCTTGACTACTTCGTGCAGTGGCCAGAAATCGTCTTGACCAACAAGGCGTATTTGAATCCCCTGAATAAACAAACGTTAGTGGTACGTGCTACGGGGTTCTGCCAGAGCGACTTAACACGGGAACCGGTTAAAGAGGTTGGTTTCGTGCGGTGGGGGAAACTCTCTCGCAACAGTCGTTATGACTTGCGTGATGACCGAGTCATTCGTCTGGTGGCCGACGGTCGGGTGTTCCATCGTGATCAAGCCCATTTCGTAGAAAACGATCCTTCAGTGTGGATGGATGCCATTCCTAACGGCGCGCCTTACCTGTTGGACGATCTGGTGGTTCCTTTACGCCAAGTCGTGGATGGCGACACATATACGTTGAGAGATCACTCGCAGGCTATTGACCAAGTCATTTCTGATTACTTAACACTGAAGCTTCCCGAGGACGTACCTGAAACACCCGATCCGATCGAAGACCTGTACGCAATCTACAGTCCCTTTACGGCAGCGATCATGTACGATCTGGTGAACGGGGTACTCTCTACCGAAGGTTTCCGGGGACAGTACTCGGATCTTGACGTCAAGAACTACCTGACGTCCTACGAATGGTTACTGGTTTACGAGCCCACACGACACGCTGTGGACCTCACACACGTTGCCGTACATCCTCACGATCGAACCACTGTGGTGGAGTTGGATGCGTATCAGTATTTCCTACTCAACCGAGCCATCAAGGTCTTCCTGGAAGACAAGGTGGACATTACGCGCTTCGTGCGCATCAAGGATTCGTACATCTAATCCACGTCCGTAGGGAGGAGCTGTACAGCTCCTCCCTACCCTTTTCTTAGGAAGTCTCTCATGCCAAATAGTGTTTTACCGCCCACGGTAATCGTGGACCCCAATCGTGGGTATCGCGAATGGCATATCCGTGAAATCTTTGATCCTGGTAATGCCTCGTCCACCGGACAGTACGTACCGAACGTTGANGATTCGGTACGTGATTGGACACAAGGCGTCTTACGAGTCGTGTCGGTGGATTACACCACCGGTATTTCGATCCTTCAGAAATGGATTGAACCGGCTGACCCCAATCAAGTCGACGATAACGACATTCTCTTAGGTGCCGGTCCGGGAGATCAGTCAGAGTCTTACCGTCTTTTCCTTGACCAATCCGTGTTTCCACACACGTTGTCATTCAACGACCGCTTGCACTTCTACGGTACAACCGTTCAATCGGTCAAAGTCTTTCTTGGGACGGATATCTCTGAACACGGCACGGTGATCTCCCAGTACTACGATTCAGCCGGTAATCTCCTGGGGGAGAACATTCCCGTGGAGACCGTGGCAGTGCTTCAGAACGGCGTCGTGTTACCCGGCGAAGCCAGCGCCTCGTACAACCAAGCTGTAAAGACCCCACGTGTGGGTCACACGACACAAAACCTTCCCGACGGTGAGGTTGTCACGGCAGTCGCATACGACTCCGTTGGCGGAGCGACGTCCACGGCTAAGCTACTGATCAAGAACTCAGCTTTCATTCGTCAGACGGACGCTTCGTTGAAATATGTGGCAGATATTTCACTGGAAACACCCTTCTTGTTGTCNTCCGATCCGCACACGATCGAATACCCAATCAACATGCCGGTGGATAACTTGAACTTGATGGGTGTGGTATCGTATTCCGATGGTACGAAACTGCGTATGCCNGTAGACGGTACGAAGTTTACGATCGCGGGGTTGCGTAACTACGTGGCCACGATCCAAGGACAGAGTGTGGACCTGATGCTCTCTTATCAGCTCTCACCGTACGAGTCCGCTTATCTCGACCCCACGGGTCCTTCTGGCGCCATCGCAGTAGCCTACAAGGCACGTACACGGGAATCTGATGGGGCGTATTCAGTCAAGCTTTACGCTTATCCGACGTGGGTGGATCAGCTTAACGGATACCGTCTGGAGTACTTCCTGTACACGATGGACCGTAAGCAGGTATACCGGGTGACGAACCAAGTGACACTGGCTAGTAACTCCGCGCCGTTCGATCCGTTGTCCTACGGTATTAAACAACGCATTAACGTCGGTGTGAATATGCCGGAAGTTGATCCGTTGTTCACCGCTTGGCGTCACACCCAACCCTTCGAGATCACGTTGATTCGTCCGGGTAATCAAAACACGGGTGATAACTGGACTGTTGGTTTTACCGCAGGTCAGAATCCGGCGTACGGTCTGAACGTCAAAGCACTGTCAACCTTCATTGATGTGGGTAACAGCAAGTTGGATATTTCTTGCGGTTGCAACACGTTGGAAGAATGGCTCAATACCGTGTATTATCCAACGCAGCCCTTGTTTGACTCGCGTTCGGAACAAGCACCGTTAGAGCCAAACTTCTTCGTAGTAGCTTCGGAGAACAACCGCGTGGAACTCCCCATTACGTCGTGGAATACCGTGATCAATGTGGAGCGCGCGCCAGCTGAAGGTAAGCTCGTGTATATCGAGTTCCTGCGTAAGATGTCCGATAACGACCTCCAGCTCGCGGTGGCGGGTTTGATCACCCACCAACAGTCCGGAGTTTAACGCCATACACCCCCTGTGAGCCCGAAAGCTCACAGGGGGTGTATGCTGTCAGTGCCATTCTGAGATACCGGAATCTCTTCGCCCGAAAATGGTGTTGTTGAAACTGTTATCTAACGGACGATACCCGGAAGTGGTGCTACTACGCGGTTGGGAGGACGTCATGCGTCGAGACTTTTCTCGTGTGTTGCGCGCTTGTGCAATCGCCGCGTCGATGGTCTGCACGCCGCTTTGTTCTCCATCCATCACTAGACGTCCAGAGAGCGCCCTCAGACGTCCTTCAAGCTTTGCTAGTACCCACGTATCGGATTCACCCTGCAAACGCTCTAGGAGCTCGTCTACCTCGTCTAAGAGACGGTTTTGTTCGAAGCGACGATACTGCTCTTCCGGAGACTCTTCTTTTTCCTGGAAAGCGGTAATGGCACACATTACGCGATTGACGTCAATGCCATAGTGGGAAAGGTTTCGTCCATGGACGAGTAACCAGTGAGCCAAAACCCAACTGATCACGTGATCATCATGTCCAGAAGCGGTATGGTCAATGCGGTCGTTCTTGACAACCAGACCTCGGATCTCTGAGGAAAGTCGTTCGCTATGGACAACCCCAGCGGCGTTCTTTGCCGCGTTCTGCAGGACCGTACCGTAAAGTAATTGACGGTTGTCACCGTTGGTCTTAAAACCAAAGGAGCCCTTACGGGTATCGTAGAATTCTTCGGTACGTAACTGGAGGGGACGTTGGAGTTCTTGGAAACGCTCTTTGTCAGAACCCGCTTCATCGACAATGGAATTGAAGATGCGTTTGAAGGGATCAAATCCTGCAGCGATTAGCTGGAGAATCAAATAATCCACGATCATCCCACCCGTAGACTTACGTTCGGGGATCAGAGTGATGTTCGGATACCGAATCAGCACTTCACCCAGATAATGGGAGAATCGAATAAGATTAGTTTCGTTGTACGTACCTGTGGCCACAACCGAAAGATCCTCTACGTCCAATACCACCAACGCAATGGTATCCCGACCCACCGCTTCGGACGTATCTAGACCAGCGACGTATTTTCCTTCCGCCATTCGTTGAGCGACTTCGTGTTTGGGAATAAACCAGTTCAACGCATAGTTCTGCGGGGAGAACTCTATCCAGTCGGGCGTCTTGACGGATTTACCGATACGGTCATTGAGTTCTTGAGACAGCGGAGAACGCAAGCTACCTGACGTCCAACGATTCAAGAAGTCACGTTCGACCATGTCCGGNGTCGCGCCAGTCACGTTCGAGATCGCTTCCATCAACCATTCGTCTGTTTTTCCCAGTTGTTTGTAGGACAACGTGATGTTGAACAACGCACGTTTAATCCCCTTACGTCCAGGGATACCTGCACAATTGTTCAACACTCGTTCGCGAAGCTCCTGTTCGTCTTTACTGTCAAACGCTAACCGTTCATCCCACACCGCTCCTCCGAAGATTAAGTCGTACATGAACTTACCTTCACGGGTATCGAGTTTACCTGGCGTGGTGGTGAAGATATTGCCGTAAGGGCGTCCGGTNTCTCGTGCNTCATTACGNGCNGCAGTACCTGCTGCCAAAGCGGCTGGTAAGATCACGTTGATATACGAGGTGAAGGGACCCTCGTCAGAGTGGAGGGCGGGAGACGTCGAACCACGGCCAACCTTGTTAGCACCTTCTTCGGAGTTTTGGCCTACCGCTGTACTCAAGGTGTTGTTACGGAGTTTGTAGGTCATCTCCATCTGGTTATCGGCGTCGTCTTGACTCAGACTCACTAGGTACGGNGGNAAGAGATTTCGAATACGTTTCAACCGTTCGATATTCTTTCGTCTCAGGTCATTGTCCTTNGTGATCATTGTCACGGTTGTGTTATCAGCGGACATGTACAAGACGTTCGTGTGGAGACAATCCGTACTGACCGACTTACCCGTCTGACGCGGTTGAATTAACGCCGCATCAATGTGGTTAAAGAACGACCAAAACAGACCGATGTTTCCACGGTTGGCTTCCAGCGGTCGTGGATTAGGGCCAGATTGCGGAGGTACACGTACCACTTCTCGAAAGAAATACCAGGGATTCACGCAGCATTCGTACGCAATAGCAATCTTCTGCTGTTGGGTAAGGTTGGTGGCGTAGGGGTCCAGTCCTTGGAGGTCAGGATTAAACAACGCTAAATGAAAGACGTTGTTCTCTACCCCCATTGAATGGTAAAGTTGAGCTAAACGAACAAACGTTTTGTTTGATGTTTTGAAATCTGCGATAGCGTAAGGGACTTTTTGCCAGTCCGACTTAAACAAAATCATGAAAGCCTCCTGAGACGCTGTGGTACGACGGCATAGCGCCTAGGGGATGGGTNANNGGCGAGAGGTGTCGTGTCATAGGATTCGACAGCATAAACACTGGAGCCTGTTGTTAGGCTCCAGTGTTAGCTCGTTAACCAGCCAGTGGGCCTGGAGCGGACGTAAGGGTTTTCAACTCCTCGATGCGAGCTCGTGCGTCTTTTCGAATGACGTCGTATGCTGCGTAGTCGATGGCTTTGTTCTTGTCCAACGTCAGGAGGTGTTTGACCACCGTCGGTCGTTTACGAATCGACGCTTTGACCATCCACCCCGTCACTTGTTGATTCTTACGCCACGGATACCAATTTCGCCGAGTGAGTTCCACGGGCCAGAGGGTTATCTGGATCCTGCGGTATCCGGCCAATTGGATGTTGGGGAGAAAACGCACGACTGAGGTGGGGTCCCCGACCACCACACGCGCCGTATACGGACCTTCCTTCAGAAAACGGAACATCACATCTCGCATTTGATGGTAGGGTAAAACGGACCCATCCTATCCAGAAACGCATGCAGGGCATAGACGTGCGGATACCGCGTGTGTTTCAGTAAACCATTGCAAAGCATGGGATAGATCTGGGGCTCAAATAACTGTGGGTTTAAACCTTCTCGGACGGACGCCGGTGCAAACGCCAAGACGTGATAAACCGAATGGGTCGTTGTAGGGAGCCACCAGCGTTTGTAACGCGTTTCGTAGGTGATCTGCGTCACCGTGACACCCAAAGCCACAGCATCATCAGCAAGCGAAGGACGTAAAGTGATNTGCTGCCAGGTTTTCTCACCAGTGTGATGGTGTGTCTCACGTTCACCCACCACCCAGTCAAAGAACTCTCCAAGGGACTCAAAGAAACCAATCATCCGTAAAGTCCCTTAACCTTGGTAGTATTTCATCGTCAGCGCCCGCGCCACGATGTACATTTGAACACCCGTCCGCACGGCCGCAATCACCGAAGCGTTCTTGGTCTTCACTGCCCCCTTGACGACCTGTTCTGCTAAATCCTTGGTTTTCAGAAGTTCCGGATTGGACATTCGTGAAGCCATATACAACGCACGCAGTTTCGCTAACAGCGGCATTAGTCCACCACCAGCGTTGTAAAGCGCCCGATCGGACGTGATCGTGGCGAAGGCAAACAAAAGTGTTTCGTCCACGAGTTCCGTGATAAACTCGTGTTTAGGTACCAAACGATTCTTGGACATCCACGCAAGCGTCTCGACCAAAAGCTTCGNATTCATCGTGTGCATGGCGTCAGCGATGACGTCCACGAGTTCGTCGCGGATAAACGATTTTTCGTCATCCATGATTTCGTGGATGTATCGAATGTACGGCGTGAACTGTTTGGTTTGATCTTGGACGATCACCGACCCATCCACTTCCCGTACTGACTTAGTCGTGTGGATTTTGATACCCTTGTCATGAAGGTCATGGAAGATCTTACCGATCGACTTCATGAGCTCTTTGAGCCGGTTTTGAATATCCTGAACAGCCGCGATCACACCCTGGTCGCTGTTCATCAGGGTTAGGGCTTTGTAGTGCACGCTACGCGTGGAGACCATGTCTTCGGCACGGCGCTCGAGTAGATCATGCCAGCTCTTGGACGTCTTGATTAGGAACTTACGTGACATCGCAGCCAACGTCGCTTGTGCCAAACCCTCGTCGGCGGGGTAAGGATACCACCGGTAGAGTAAGCTACCGAGGAGCTTGTACTCCATGATCTGCATTGCAAGCTTCGCTCCTTCGGCCTTGAGCTTCGGAGGTAAGTTGGAAGTAAAGATCCGATGGATAGCCCAGATACACGAAAGGTTGAAGACGTCGTTAGCACGAATCCAGGTCTGGTCATGCGGTAGGCGCTTAATGCCTTCCTCAACGTAGAGGTCGTCGATATCGAGTACTTCAGCAAACCACCGATTCTGGTCGGTGGTGCGAAAGCGCATCGGGTGAACACCCGTGAGCTGACCACCGAAGAACGCAATATGTTCTTCACTGCGGTTGACGATGAACTGCTCGAACTCTCGCAGTCGCTGGACGAACTTAGCGTCCGCGACGAAATCCGGTGCAGAATCGTCGAAGATAGATTTGAAGGTTTCCACGGAAGAGACTCCGGTGGCTAAGGGAAGGGCTATAGGATCAGGAAACCTTCCGAACCTTCGATTCATAACCTCCCCGTCAGTGAGTAGTTTTGTACTCACCTCCACTCCTCCGTCAGTCTGAAATGGGCTGTTTGTGGGTTTTCTAGTCTTGTGTAAAAAACTAAATATTTGACTAGAATCCTACGGCAGAATTTTTATAAAGTACCCGTAAGGGTACTATTACTTTAAGCTTGACAAGTGGGTTTTTGAGAGAGGGTCGTAAAACGACCCGACCGAAAGAAAAATCCAAACAAAAAATGACTAAAAGACCCACCCTCNNGAGGGTGGGTCTTTGTGCAGTTTACCCGATTGGAGTTTTAGAAATACGGAAGATGGAGTAGGAAGTGATGGAAGAGTAGTTTACGACGAAGTACGGTTTAGGACCTCCCTTCGTCGTAATGGTTTTCTCCTATCCACTCAATGGATCTACGAACGTTCTCACTCTGAAACACGTTAAGCGGTCGCGCCGCAGGTTAAGAAATAGCCTAAGACGTCGCACCAGAGCCGTAGAGAGGCGCGCAGGGTCTAAGAGTCACCGTCTTATCCTTGAACCTTACGAAGCGCGTAGAGGGCTTTATAGAGGGTTTCAAGATCGACAAAAATGTGAAGGTAAGTTGAATTTTCAACGGAAGACACTACCTACCTTATGATCCTTAACCACCGTTTGGAGCACCGATGAAGACGGCAGTGACTACGACGCCCACCCCTTCGGTGGTCGTGATCGCAGGGCGTTCGACCGAAGCGCGTTTGGCTGCGCTGACTGTCCGCCCGAAAATGTTCTTTGCGAGTGATGAAATCATTTCGCAAGAAACTCAGCAGATGGAAGAAGCGAGTGTTGCTCAGGCGCAATCGGCTCACGACGAGCGCTTACGGCGATTGGCTAACCCCATGACGCAAACCGGTCAAGCCAAACTCTTTGTTTTGGAACCCGAGCGGTTGGCCGTCAGTGACCCGGACGCACATAGCGCCTTGAGAGCACTGGTGAATTCCCAGTTAATAAAGGACTCCGAACGTACGGCCGTGGCACTACTGCCGCCAGAGAACGGTTACAGTGCGGCCGGTCAAGCCACCGCCGACTTGATCGAATCAACGGTGCTGCCGGGGAATCGTTACCAGACGATTGACAGTGTGGAAGATTTAGAGAGCTGGGTGGATAACCACTGAAACGCGCATAAAACCCACATCGTCCCTAGCCCTTTAAAGGGCTAGGGACGTATGCCGCCGAGAAGGCAAAACGGTGGATTGAAATTAGTTTCACCGCTATATCATTGTCATGTCAGCGGCTGCGATCAAGTTCAGGTACGCTGACTTTCCCGAACCTAGTTTCGTCAGGGAACCAGACTCAATCTGACGTAAAGTCAGACTACGTTACTCAAGAAATAGGTATCTTCAGATACCTCCTCAGTCTGAAGCTCTACGGTATTACGTTAAACAGCTTTATGGGTTTAAGGCAGTGCGTAATGCGTCAAACCTTGGGATAACTTTGTCGAGAGGACTGTGGGGTAACGCCCCACTGTCACTGAAGGCCCGTAAGGGCGTTGTAAAGGTATTTCACCATGACGGTATTTGTCTTGGACAAACGTAAACGGCCGCTGATGCCGTGTAGTAACAAACGAGCTCGTTTACTGTTAGAGCGTGGGCGCGCTGTTGTCCACCGCTTTAAGCCCTTTACCATTCGGCTGAAAGACCGTATTCAGGGCGACTGCGTATTTCAACCTATCATGCTGGGTATAGACCCGGGTTCAAAGACCACGGGTCTAGCCCTCACACGCCGTGACGGTGAGGACGCCGTACTGGTGTTTGGTGTTGAGTTACAGCACCGGGGGTTGGCTATACGGGCCAAGCTTTTAAGGCGCAGTGCTTACCGCCGTAATCGGCGCTCCCGTAAGACCCGCTATCGCCCTGCCCGTTTTAAAAACCGTACGAAACCAAAAGGGTGGTTACCCCCC